ACGGCTTATGCCGTCGCCCAGAAGCGGGCAAACGCTTTCGCGCGATCCTGCCCGGCGTACTGCTCGCGCAGCTCGTCGAGGGTGCGGATGTTGGTAAAGTATTTCAT